TAAATTGATCTTGTGACTGCAAATATCTTTTGAAGTTATCTTTGATACCCTCAAAATTAAGTTCATCTACTCTTAAATTATTGTCTATGGCCATTTTATGCCGCCCTCGTTAACGATGTTGATATAGAACCCACTCTATTGATGTTTCTTATAATATATTGTATGCTTAATGTGATTCCGTATTCTTCGTATGTAATGTTTATTTCATTAACAATAACTCTAGGCTCATGTCTGCCAATTGCATCAGTTATTTCTTTTTTCATGTTGAATTCAGTAAATCCGGGTTCATAGCTAAACAAATAGTCGCTGATATCGCATCCATACTGAGGATTAAAAGGGCGTGTGCCTTTTTTTGTTTTAATCAAATTCATTATCGATCTTTTAATTGCAACCTCATTTATGATAGGGCGCACATCTCCACTCACTGGATGTGGAGTGAAATTTAAAGATAAGTCTTTGAAGAATGCGATTTCTGCCATTTTTTTCTTTTATTTATATTGTTTATTCTGCCGTTTTGGCATCTTGAATTTCTTTTCTTCGTTCTTTTGCAGCTTTAGTAAACTCTGCTAATGCTTTTCTTGCTCTAGTACCAGCTGCTTTGTTTCCTTTTTCGTCAAACTTTACGCTTTCTGCAAGATATGATTCAAATAAATTTACTAAGTTTTCGTGATTCGTCATTATTATTTCCTTATAAAGTGTTGACTTTTGCTTGACAGTATGCTATATTACTGTGTAGACTGTGATTTTAGATATCTGTTATAACTGTGATTGCTGTATTGGGTACTGTTGCAGTTGTCGGATTATTCAATCTGTCTTCAATTGTTGATATTCTTAAAAGCAATGCATTAAGTGTAGTAGTATTTACACTATCAGAAAAGATTAAATTATTACTTCCAGTCAGCGTTAAATTTGTATTTGAATTAATTGTGATGTTATTAGATAATTTCCAAAGAACATCATCTTTAGTAACTACGTCACCAAAGTTTCTAGTTAAACTTGATGGTGTGCCGAAATACTCTGAAGCCTCTTCGGGTATTGCAGGAAGATATCCTAAAATTGCAGGCTCTTGTGCAGATAGCGCATCTAAGAAGAAACCAAAAACCCATTCACCAACTCTGGGTGTTCCGTAGAGATTTGGTGTATTCAAAGGGTGAATAGATAACGCAAATGGTAAGTCTTCGGTCGGAACTAGATTAGTTGACTTTGCAGGATGATATCCAAAGCATCGCACTTTGCATCTACCGAGTGTCAGAGGATCATTGATATCTTCAACAACTCCAATCCACCAAACAAATCCATCCTGACCAATAAAATTTCTCATCAATTATCCCATGTTCTTGAAGTACTGAATTTCTTTTTCTTGTTGAGCGATCCATTCATCTGATGGCTTGCCTTCACCTTTGTAATAGCGCAATGGTCTACCAGTTTTCTTAGAAACTAACGCCCATCTGCCGTCTACTTGCTTGAGTGTCTCAATCAATTCTGGACCAAAAACATCTTCTTCCCACTCTTCTTGTGAAACAGTAGTGCCCTTTATTAATTCTTTAAACTTTTTCATATATTGTCTAATTCTGATGTGTCTACTGAACCTGGAGGAACATTGTCTCTAATCCAAGTCAGCAATTGTATTTTCACATCAAATTCTTTCTTAGCAGGTTTTCCTGGTTCTTTAAGTACCAAATACTTAAAGTCTTTGACAACAGGATTATCTTTCTTGTCTCTGTATGGTTTATTTGTTTTCGGATCAATTATAAAAATTGTATTCTCTGGATTATTTAGAATGACATAAACACCGCCTTGAACTTCTGGAGGCATAGATTTAGACACTAAGTTATATACCGTCTGTGCAGCGCCCACATGAGTTGCAAACAAAATATCTTCTGGCACAACTCTAGACCGAGTTTTGTTATTCTTTATTGCAATTTGGTAATTTGTGAGAACCCAAGATACGTGAATATTCTTTGCTTCATACCCCGCGGCAAACAGTTTCGGCAAAACATCTGTCATGTCGGTGACTTCTTTGAATGTGCTATCAAAAATAAGATTTGGCAATTGACCTTTTTCAGCGCCAGCAAGCATTAAGTCTAATGTTTTATTTTTTACATCAGTTGCACGAATAAGAATGTGTAAAATGTAAACGTGAGTTGGCGTTTTCAAATCTAATTGATTCATCTTTAAATTTTTGTCAAGCAATTCTCTTTGAATAAGTTCTTTGTCTTTTTCAGAAATCTTGTCGCCATATTTGTTTAACAAATCTTGTGTCGTGAACTTGCCAAGTGCATCTAACTTTTGAAATGCAATCTTCAATTCATCAACGTCACGTACTTTAAACTCAGACCCTTGCATAAAGTGTTTAATTGCAAATCCTTTACCCGAACCTGCACCGCCAGCAAGAAACACAATCTGTCCATATTTTGCGCCATTGTTATATAGAATTTGTTTCTCTATAAGCTGAAATGCTTTATAGTCTTTTAAATCTACATATTCTGAAAATTTTAGTTTTAAACTCATTTGAAGTAACTCTCTTATAAGTATTGTAACTCTGACAAATCTTTTTGTGTCAAATCGTTTTTATTGAAATCCATCGGAATTGAACCTCTTGATAATTCCAATCTCTTGATATATGATGTTAGTGTAATATTATGTTTGACTCCAGACACAAAGTATCTGCCACTATGATACTCATCTGTAAGAAGATTTGATTGTCCAGGTAACATTTTTTTATCTAGCGAACTGGGAATCACAAGATTAACAATATGTCCAGCACCAATATTGTTTGTCGCACCTTGAATATCAACTTCTAACTTAAACATGCTCTTTGACAAACTGCCAAAGATATTATCTTTTAGCCAATCGCTTCTTTGAATTGATTCGTTGAAGTATGGAGAAGAGAAGATTAATTTTCTTCCTGGAATTTCTCCGTTGTTATTGTCGTAAGTATTAAAGATATTGTTTTTGTCTATAAGTTTGTTTGCATAAAAATCTTTAGTGCCATTTTCTTCTCTAGAATATCCAACATTAGTTACTGTAGAATTTCTTTTGATTGGATCAAGAGATGTTATTGTCGTATTGTAATGTCCAAATAACATCATTTCCAGATGATTAAAATTATCTTTTTTTGTTAGTTTTTTAGTTCTAATATAACTCGGTTCAATTTTAGCGTCTTCATTTGGACTATAAACTACATTATGAATACTATCTGTGGTAGCATCTTCCACTAACTTATCATAACTACCGAAAAAGTGTGTCGCTGCAAATGGTTTTCCATCAGCATATGTTCCAATTACAGGAAAAAATCTTTCAAAAAACAAAAAGAATTTTGATCCAGAACAAGACCTTTGCGCCAATGCTTCAATTGCTTTGTGTGGCATTAATCCTGTAGATATGAAAGGATTATTTATTGTTATCTTTGGATCCTCTAATGTCAAATCATTTGAAGACATTTCACTAAAAATAGAACGAACAGCAGCCGCAATAGACATGTTCTTATAACTTTTATATAAATTCTTTTTCATAGAATTTACAAAACTTCTAGATGAAAAATACAGTATGTATCTTGCACCGAGACTTTCCATATTAACTACGTGGGCGCCAATCTTATTGATAATTAAATCTTCACGCCAAATTAAAATTTCATTTGTGTTTGGTTTAGCGAATTGTATTAGTAACTTTTCACCACCTTGAAGTTGAAACTTCTCTATACCACCGCCAAGGTCAGTCAAAGTAATTGATCCAACAATTGCAGATGAGAATATATTCTCATCAATGTCTAAACTTTCAAATGCTTCTAATAAAGATATCTGCAAGCCTTGTCTTGTCACAATAGACAATTGATTAATTACAAAACTTCCTCCAATTGCTCTTGGTACTATATCTTTTTTATGTAGTGTTAAATTTGCATTTTCAAATCCAACATCATCATCTGTTCTTCCGAACGGATTAGATAAATTATAATATTCTGAAATTGCCATATGTTATACGATCGGCTTACTTGAGATTGATCTTAATCCTGATTCTAGCGTACTTATCATATTTGGATTTAAAATTTTAATTTTAGACTTGCTTATATTTAATTCCAATTCATACTCATAGACTGTTTCTAGACTTCTACTATCTGATGATAAACTTGTATATTCTAATAAATCAATTATATTTCTGCTAGAGTCATAGTAATACTTTGTCGTTGACATTGCGGTTTGTAAACTGCCATATTTCTCTATGATATATTGTTTAAATGTATCAGAGTTTTTTGGCCAATCATCATAAATGCTATGCACATTGTTAGTCAACATGATGATCCAATCGTATCCTGGATTACCATAAAATTTATATGAGATGTAGTCGGGACTTTCTCCGTCGTCTACAACGTATGGCGTATATCCAATTGATCTATATTGTTTGATATAGTCTTTTACTTTTGATACAACATTGATATCAATTGCTTTTAGATAGTTGTAGTCATCTATCTTATAAGCGATTTTGGGGTAGTATGCGAATATGCTCATTAGAAAATTGTCCTATTTCCGCTATGTCCGGCTGTAATCTGTCCTGCAAGCGGCAATGTTGTTTCTCTTAACCCAATACTCAAAGTGACTTCTGTTGGATAATATTTACCATCAGTGCCATCTGAAGAAAAGAAAACCATTTTATTTTGTGCTCCATAATCAACTTGTACATTTTCTATGACGCAATACTCACTAGCAAAAACTTCTGCGATACCAGTATCACTGGCTGTTCCTTGAGCAGATACACGTTGAAGTACAATTTGAAATTTGCACATGTCTGGATATCCAAAACTAAATGTTCTATTAAATGATCCAAAAATAGAACTTATTTGATCTGTTGTGAGTTCTACTACGTCTTTTTTTGCGGCTGGCATGCCTGTTTCCGCAAGCGCGGCGGCGGCGGCTTGCTCATCGACGGAGTTTTTGGTCGTCCCTTTGATATCTAATTCATTGCCTGCTCCTTTAGCCGATGATGCAATTCTAAACGTTTTAATGATATCTGTCATTATTTCCGCTTCTTTTAAACTTGTTGGTTTCATTACAAAAGGTAAAGTAAATCTTCTAAAAGTTGGACCTGAATAAATTAATTGTTGAAATGTATTCAAAACTTTTCTTGTCATAAATTCATATTGTGCTTTTCCCGACAAGCCAGCAGATGCAATAAAACTTTGTGCGCCAGCGGCACCCCCAACTGCTTGTTTCAAAAGTGAATTAACTCCACCTTTAAAAGTATCATATGTAAAGCCTATATTACCAGTGCTATCTGGTGTTCCAAAAATGTTCTGGCTTTCTGAATATCCATTTTGAAGTCCGCTTTGAAACGCTCCAGCCATACGTATAAATATGATTGGTGATCCGGTTGCTTGACCTGCTCCCAAATTATCGTAGAATGCAAATCGAGCCATCGGAGTTACAAAGTTGGAATGTCCATAATCGGAACCAAAAATTAAAGTTCCAGATGTTGGATATGTTCCTGTGCCTACGTTTAAATTAAATGCTTCACCGATTGCCATATTTCTAATCCTTATTAAATTCTATCATTCTATTTATGTCATACAAAGGTAAATTTAAACCTAAAAACTACCAAAAGTACAAAGGTAACCCAACAAATATTACATATCGTAGTTTGTTGGAACGTAGATTCATGGTATATTGTGATGAAACTTCATCCATACTCGAATGGTCTTCTGAAGAAGTTGTCGTGCCGTATGTATCACCTGTTGACAATAGATACCACAGATACTTTGTTGATTTTTGGATGAAATATAAAGACAAGAACGGAGAGATAAAATCTGTGCTAATTGAAGTCAAGCCAGACATACAGACGCGCCCTCCAGTTAGAAAAAACACGTCCAATGGTAAACCAACTAGAAGATTTATCAATGAAGTAATGACATGGGGTGTCAATCAAGCAAAGTGGGAAGCAGCAACAAAGTACTCAACTGAAAGAAACTGGGAATTTAAAATCATAACTGATAAAGATTTGAGATAAATAGAAGTATGATATTTGATAACATACTCATTCAAGGCGCTAGACAAGGCATCATTCCTGCAAGAACAGTTGCGGCAAGGAATTGGTACAGATCGGCTGCC